ACCATTTTCCATTTTTGTTCTCCAATTTTCAATACTATCATTAGTTATAGATTCTTTTACTCTTTCAACAACTAATTCTCTATATTGAACATTTTTCCAATGTGATATACTTGCCTTACTTATTTTTTCCTTTGCTTCATCTGAGTGAGTATATCCAATGCGAGATTCTACCAACTTTTTCATTCTATCATCGGTATCGACAGTTAAACCAACATTCCAAGATTTTTTTCCTTTATTGGCTTTGGAAACATTCAATGCCATTTTGGCCAAACTTTTGTTGTTTTCTTTAGTCTGACCTTTAGACCAACCGCTTCCACATTTTCTACATTTTCTTTTGAACTTTTCAGCTTGATTCATACTACCTAAAGTTGTGTAAAATATATCAATACCACACCCACTACATACTCTTTTGAATTGCCCATTCATAATATACTCCTGTTTGTTAAACCATATATAAATATGTTAAACTTCAGTTTCATCTATGATATATCCTAATTTTTTTAATAGTTTGTATTCACCACTATCAGTATCCATAATTTTTTCTCCTATTTGAGTATCCATTTTAGTAATAGGCCATCTCCACTTTTGAATATGTTCTTCAGTCAAACCTTCAACAGTGTTTACTCTTGGAACAAAGTATAAATCGATATCTTTGTTTGCCTCTAAAAATTGATGTAAATTTTCTACTAAATATTCGGATGGAATTTCATCTGCATCAATTTGAAAAATAAAGATTCCCTTCGCATGATTCTTTAGGTTATTTTTGTAAGATGCAAAATCTTTATTTAATGGGAATCCAATTACATTAATATTATCATGTAAATCATTAATAATTCTTAAATAACCCATTACATCATCAGTAACACCACCCTCATCATACTGAATAAGAATCTCATCATCTGATTGGATTCTTGGGTGTAGGAAGTTTACTAACCTCGTAATCTCATTTATTTCGTTGCAAACTGTAATTGCGTATGTAACATTAACCATAATATTGTCTTAGTGTTCTTTCGTTTAGAAAAACTTCAGTAGCGTATTGGATACCATCTAAGTTGTAAGTTCTATATGCTGCTCCTTTAGCTACAAAATCTTTATTGTTTCTGATATATGAATCATAGATACGAGTACCTCCATTATCAAATGGAGCTTTTAACTCATCGATTCGTTTTTTACCTTCGGTATATGAATTTACACCAACCACCCTTTTTAACCAATTTAGGAATTTAATAGGTTGAACATTTGAAAGTTTGATAGCCGATACCTTTCGTTGGTAGATACCAGTAACAAAGATGAGGGTTTCTTCAGTTCCTCTTAGAGTCTGGCTATCACCATCCGCATATTTGTATGTGGATATTTTATAAATTCCATATGGTTTGATATCGGTTTTTGAAACTCTACTACCAACATCTATATAACCTCTATATTGTGGTGCGTAATTCATTATACTTTATTTAGTTTTGGAAGTTGCATTTTTTGAGTATTCAATGTTGGAATATTAAATGGCTTTATCTGAGGTACACCTGATGTGTATTTATCCATTAGCTTTTCAAATTGTTCATCCATTTTATCCAAAGTAAAGTTATTAAGAATGTGTTCTCTTAAACCATTTGATTGATTTAGATATGAATTATATTCATTAAAAACTTTATACAATTTATTTGCAGCATCTGAGTAATTAACTGTAAACCATTTTGATTCTTTTAATATAAATTTATCTGCTGCTGATTCGTGAACATCGGTTAATTGTCCTTCAAGAAAAACAGTTTTATTTTGAGGTAAAAAATCAGTTTGACCACTCCAACCAGAAACCAAAATAGGTTTACCAGTTGTAGCAAATTCAGCCAAAGGTCTGCCATAACCTTCACCTTTGGTGAAAGATACCATCGCTTTTACTTTTGGATGATGGTATAATTGAGCCATTTGTGTATCATCTAAATCACCATGCAATAAATAAATTGGAGGTGGGTCTGATAATGTACCTATAACCTCATCAACTTTTTGTCTAATATTTTCTCTATCTATTACCGAAAACCCAGCATGAGATGTTTTTAGGATAAGACCTGGTCTTTTTTCTTTAGGTAAAAATTTAAATACGGTTGCGAAAGTTTTAATCATCATACCAATATCTTTTCTATCTTGTCCTAAGATACCTTTTAACCAATGTCCAACAAATAAAAAGTTGAAATCAGTCTGAATACCATTTAATATATCAATATCAGATTTAGGATAGTTTACATATCGTTCAATATCAACACCCTCAAAAAGAACTTCAATGGGTTTATTAAATCGTATTTCTCCAACAATTTGCCCCGTTTGGCTGTTTTTTTCTTGATATGCGGTTCCCGTAAAAAGAGCTTTAGTAAAATTAGATGGAACTAAAATTAAATCCATTTTGTTACCACCCTCAATAAAATCTTTTGGTAAAATTGTTGTTTCAACACCGGCAGTGATACCAATATTAAAGTTACCCTTTGGTTCAAACTCATTAGCAACTGACATTTGCATAAAAATATCAGGTTTTCTATCAATCTGAGTTATCACATTTGCTAAAGCTTTTCTACCAAATTCAGTTGATTGTTCTACTTGATTTTGTGGAGTATTTCCCCATCTCATTGGTACAATTTTTACATCGTACTTATCCATCTTAAACAAGCTTCTCAGAATATCTCTTGCATGGTCACCATAACCACTTCGAGTAAATACAGGTGCTTGAAATACTAATAAAGGTTTATTCATAACTTTTTATCTTTTATATGCGGTAATTGAGTAAATTTTATTGTTTGAATTAAATAAAATATCATCAACTGCTTTAATTGTTTCACCATTAATTTCAATAACTATATCATTTATAGTTCTATTCATTCCCATATCCTCATCAAAAAACAATTTAGTGTTTTCAAGAGTTAATGTAAATTCGTTTTGAAATAATTTTCTATTTTCATGTAAAACATTATCTTTACCTATCCATTCACCAACCCAATCAGTTAAAATTACATTAGGTGAATATAGTGTAGATAATATATTTAAATTTTTTTCATTAAATGATTTAAAATATAAAGCATTTAAAATACTAACTGATTTTGCACTTCCTGCCATATTAACTTATTTTAAAAAGTTCAAATTTTTGTCTTGGTTTCCAGCTTTCAAATGTAGTTTCAATACCATCGATTAATGTTTGGCACATATTTGTGTTTACCAATCCCATTTCACCCATAAACATTTCTCTACCAATTAAACCAGCTTTTTTCAATTCTTCTTTTGGTTTGTTGTACATTTCTTCCATAGCAGTTGCTACATCATAAACATCAACTTTATCATCCCAAATGTATGGAGTTGGAACTGAACCTGCCATAGTTTGTGCTCTACTCCATACAGGTCTAGCCCACTCACCATAAGTTACTTTATCTTCCCAATCTCTCCATTTATGAAGTGAACCAATCTCAATGTAATCTTCAGCGGTTATAAGTTCACCACTATCTTTGAATCGGAATCCACATTGGTCTTGTAATCCACCAGTTACATTTACAATGATTGGTGTACCAGCCATTACTGATTCTGCGGTTGTTAAGCCAAATCCTTCGTTACCAGCAATGTTAATTGTAACATCACTCATATTATAAAGATAATTCAATTCTGCAGTAGTTCTTCTCTTATCTGAGAATATCACATTACAATTTGGTGCTAATGTATTTACCACAGTAGGTAAATCCGTACCATTCTGGTCAACAGGTTGTGTGTGCATTAGGAGTGCAACTTTTGATGCTTTTTCTTCACCAATTCTATCACAAAATTCTTTGAAAGCCATAATCACATCCGAAGGTTGTTTTCTACGAATGTTACGATTTGACCAGAAGAAGATGAAATCATATTCCTTACCACCCAGAACATCTTCTTTAAATTGATTGGGTACTTCGATTGGTTTGTACTCTTCGGCATTAATACCATGAGGTACATATGATACCTGCCAATCTGAATGAGGTTTCCAAGTTGGTTTGTCCGTCAATGCAGTTAGTCTAGAAACTATACCATAAGTTTGACGTGAGATACATCCAATCCAATCACAACTTTCATAATAGTTTCGGTTGTAAAGAGGGTCTGGTAAATCATCCCAAATTGCGTAAAACAAAATTGGAATATTTTGTCTGATTTCATGCTCCATTTCATATAACCAAACCCAATAACGAGGGTCAGTAAAGTGTAAGATTGCATCGGGTTGTTCTTGATTAATTAGTTGGCGAACTAACCCAGCATCACCATACCCATTCCAAGGTAAAATCTTAACACTAGCACCTTCTACACCAGTTTGATTTGTTATATCCTGAGATACATCTAAAATTTTACCCTTATCAGGATGGTTAATTGCGGCACCTACTTGAAACCAATCATATTTATGAACTGTTCCCAATACCAATGCTTTACTCATTGTAGCGATACCACTCGCCATCCTTAAATCATCCGAAAGAAGAAGAATTTTTTTCTTTTTACTCATAACTTATTATCAATAACTTTTTAAAATTGTGAACCTGATATTTGGAGTTTGAGATATTCGTTCATCTCTTCTCTAAATTCTTCATCGGTTACATAGCGTTCTACTGTTCTATTTACTAATTTTTGTAAGGTTACATCGGATTCAAATGATACTCTTTTAAAATTTGAATATACACCTTTTAAAATTTTAACAGTTGTTAGTTTAGTTTCTGCGTTCATATTACATACATTATATACATTTATATATATAAGTATATAGATATTTATTTTTCGTTAAGATTTTCCATCACAAATTCCCCTAGCTTTAAATTCACAAAATCTACAATTTTTTTGTTTATCACCTGGAACCTTTGGATATTCTAAATCTTTAAACTTACCCTCATCATCAAAAACCTCATCTACAAATGCCATAAACTCATTGTAAACTTTGTTTACCGATGGTTTACCATTTGCTGGGATATGTTTTGACATATATGGTAGTGGGAAAGGAGCATCCTCATAGAGTTTTCTCCTCATAATCTGATATTCAACTTTAATCTTGTCCAATGGAACATTGAATAATTCAGAGTAGTATTTTTTGTATAGAACAATCTGAGCGTTTTTGTACTTATCGGCTTTCTGATATTTGTTCCAACCATTGGTTGAAGTTTTTAAGTCAATAATGATAATTGAGTTATCTGATAAATCTTTCATCACAATATCCACAAATCCGATGAAGTTTACACCTTCCTTTACTTTTGCATTAAGAGGAATTTCAATTCCTACCAACTCAAATCCAGTCTTTGTATAAAACTTATCTATCTTTGCCTTAAACCACTCAAGGATTCTTCTACCATCACCATAGAACTCTTCTAACTCTAACTGCGTACAAATTGTACCTTCAGTTAGTTTTTCGTTTTCTTTGATGTATTCTTTTCTCATCCAATCCAACAACAATTTATCGGTATCGATTTCCATTGCTTGCTTCTTAGAAACACCATACATTACTGAAAGGAAATGTTGGATTGTTTCGTGGATGCTAGTCCCAAAAATTGTATAAATATTGGCAGATGATTCTCCCAACTTGTCAATGTATGAAAGTTTATACTGCCTTGGGCAAGTAGAGTACATTTGGTATTGTGAGAAACTTACTTTAGCCATAATCTTTTGTTTGTTATACAAATATACGAAAAAAGTTTGAGATTATCAAACTTTTATCTTCAATTTCTTAATAATTTTTGGGTCAGTACCATAATCTTCAGCTAACTGAAGAATTCTTTCCTTACCTGTTCGAGATGCGTAAAGAATCTTTAGGTAATCCTCAGCTTCTAACTTAGATGTTTCATAATGTTTTGCTACCAACTCTACCAACCAACCCTCATACTTATCCGCACCTTTAGGTTTCATATACTTCATAAAGTGTCTACCCTTTGGAAGTAAATCAATCAGAGCAAGATACATTGCCTTTGGTGGAACTTCTTGTAAATAAGGTTGAACAGCTGCAATGGTTTCTACCCACTCGTATTTCATAGATAGAAAACGAAGAACCATATAGTTGCTCCAACTTTTGCGGTCAGACTCATCTAACTTGTCAAAGTATTTTGGGTCTTGGACATTGGTTATTTGAGTTATGTGGTCGAATAAACTAGCCGGCATTCTCTGCTCTTTGTTTATCTAATTGTTCTAATGCTTTCATTTGCTCTGGGAGTAGTTCTTCACAAATCTCTCCACAATTACCACAAAGTAGAACTTCGATTGGTACGATTACATCTTGCGGTGTTCCAGTGATTAGTTTTGAGATTCTACGGAACTTAGCTCCATCTACAAATACATCATATCCACAATGAGAACATTGTACAGGTTTAGATTTACCCAAATCAATTTGAGGTGCTGATTGTTGTGTTGGTTGTTCGGATGCTTTTTGTGGTTTGTTACCACCCATTCCTACGATTTTTGCCATCTTAGATTAAATTTAAAATTTCTATTAGTGTTGCTGCCATTGGAATCTCTTTATCAATAGCGTTGAAGTGTTTGTTCTGCCCTTCAGATAATGCGATAATTACATTTGCGGTATTTGCCGGAGCGTATTCATCTACCTTTTCGTATAGGAGTGTGAATAGTTCTGAGAAATCAGTTACTCTACTATCAATAATAGCTTGTCTGAGATTTACATATTTGTTTCTCTTATCATCCGAAGATTTAAGAATATCCAACACCTTCATTTTGTAATCGTTCTCCAAAAGGTTTTGAGTATCTACTTTTAACGCACCTTTGATTGAGTTCAATTGACAAGTATTGATAATCTTACGAATATCAGGATAACCAGCATCAATAATTGGAACTAAATCCTTTGGTTCAAACTTCACATTTTCGTTATTCAAAATCTTTGAAATTTGAACAGCTACATCCCTCTTAGTTGGTGGGATGATTTGGAAAGTTTGGCAACGAGATTGGATTGGTTCGATTACTTTCTCAACATAGTTACAAGTCAAAATGAATCGGCAATGTTGAGAGAATGTTTCCATCAAATTACGGAGAATAGCTTGTGCGTTCTGAGACATGTAATCAAACTCATCTAAGATAATAATCTTATACTTTTTGAATCCCATTGAGGATGCAAATCCCTTTACTTTGTTTCTTACAGTTTCCACATTGTTCTCATCAGATGCGTTGATTACCATATAATCACAATCCAATGA